CCAATTTTCCTGTATATGTTTAATCAAGTCAAACAGTATTTTACTGCTTTTACTTGCTTTTGAGAAGTAAAATACTGTTGCCCAAAGCATTGGAATTGAATAATCACCTACTCGTAATAGAGTTTTATCATTTCTTTCGCTACATAAATCAATAAAATTTTTTGTAATTTTAATTTTATTATCATTAAAACAATTTAGTAGACTATCATTAGATACAATGTAGTCAGTATCCATCACTATAGTTTTTTCATAAGGTGTAAGATCATAAGCATTTGGTCTGCTATAATTGTTCCAAGTTAATTTTTTGTACTGTTGTCCATTATAGAACTTTTTAGTTTGCTCTGTTGATGTTTTGTCATCTATTATACTATCAAAAACATCAACATGTTTTTTGTACTGCCTTTGTAGATAACTTTTTGAATCTGTAACAAGCGATACTGGTAAGTTTAAAAACTTTTTTACGTTTTTAGCACAAAAAATAGCGTGTTTAGCATAATCAATATGAGAATTATTGTATGCAAAAAGTAGTATTCCGGAAGTCATTATGCAATCAAATCCTCAACTTTCCTTTTAGATTTAATTTTTGAATATTCTTCGTAATACTCCGTGGTTGCTTTTTGGTGTTTAATCCTAACATCTAATAAAAATTTTCGTGTATCTACTTTCACTGGTAAATTATTATCATCTATTAGAACATAACTGTCATACTTTACCGCTTCTAGGAAAGAAATTAAGTCGGTAGTAATCGTAAATTTGCCGCCATTAAAATAATACACTAAGTTTTGTTGATAGTTTTCCCATAACAATCTTTTTTGATTGTTTAGGGTAGTCATGTAATTACTAAATTCTAGTGCTTTATCTAATCTTGAATCCATAATATATCTCCAATATGACTATAGTATATACTAAAACAGCCTATTTGTCAAGCAATATATGGATTAAACTAAGTTTGATGTATTGGAATAAGATGGGGTTGTAACTGCAACATTAGATCCTGTTGCTCTTAATTGTTGAATTGTGCTTGTAATTGTGCCAGAGACGTCTTCATCCTGTGCAGCTCCTTCACCTGTTTGATCGCCTGCGTCGTTATCTTCAAATCTTACTGTAAATTGTAAAACTTTATCTTGACTATCTACTGTAGAAAATCTAGCTTGAATCTCGTATTCATTTTCTGCATAATTACCAGATCCAACTTTAGTAAAAATAGTTTGATATGTTGCTGTTAAATCTGAATTTCCTATTGTGGTAGTTGTACCTGTACCTGTGCAAGTAGTATCAGTTCTACCAAATTTAATAGTTCCCATATTTGACAACATATTAGTCCAGTCTGTGTTTTTTGAGTAACTTGATCCTCCTGTTCTACTAGCAGAGAATCTTATTTCTCCACCTGCATTGAAAAAATATCTACGTTGATTTGCATCTGTAAAAGTAATATTAAAATCGTGTGTAATAATTCCGTTCCAACTAGTTGTTCTACTACTGCTTGTTGTCGCTTCTACGCTGGAATTTCCGCTGTCTAACAACAGTTTATTTGTTTCAATTAACGCTACGGCTGTTTCATAATCATTAAATCCGCCGGATGTGGATGTAAGTGTAGCAGTATCGTCTCCGGTAGCGTCAGCACCTATTATCTTTCCGGTTGCGATTGCATCTAAAGCACTATCTGATCCGGTCTGATGATTATTTGCTTTGTCAATATCGGTCTTTAAATTTATCATATCAGTAGCTTGTACTATGTCAGTCACAGCTACTTGAGCACTAGCTAGTGTTTGTCCGTAACCAGAGTCTCCTGACCCTGTTCCCATGATATTCGAAACTCTGCTTTGTAATGAGTTAAACTCTGCCGCTGTAATGTTATCGCCGGTGCTTACTGCCATATTTTTATCCTTTAAATACTACTTTTATTTAGCAATAATTAGACAGCTATTTCAACCATTTTGATGCCGGCATCATCACTGTCTTCTAAACTTTTACCAACGACACATAACGAACTTGGCATAGCACTATCTTTTTTAAGTCCTGTAGCTGTACCTGGTGCAGTTCCAGTAACAAGTATATCACCTTTTTTAACTGGTCCTTCTACTTTGCAAGGCACTCTTCCTTTAAGTGCAATGGCTACCCCGTCTATATCGCTGTTCATTAAATGAGCAGGTTCTGTAGAAACAACACCTGCAATTTTGTAATTACAAAATGTAACTGATTCTGTTACTTCTGCTTCACCGCCAAATACTAATACAGTACCTGGCTCATACTCTTTGTCAGCTCTATATTTTTCAGCTAAGTCAGCATATTGTGCTGAAGTTGCAGTACCAAATAATTTTCCTGCAAAAATGTCTCCATTTCCATCTCTAACAACAAGAGTGTTTGCCGCTTGGGCTACACTACCGCTTCTATTATTTCCGCCTACGTCTAATGCTGTTGATACAGTTGCAGTACCACTAAATGTATTTGCATATACTGTTGAAAACTTGTTAGATGCTCCGCCAATGTCAACTGTTTCATTTCCTGAATATGCTGTTAGATTATTATAGCCAGGCATAATTGCACCAGCTGTAAATCTTACAGGCATTTTCTGTGCTGAACTTGAATTATTTACTTGTATAAAAATTTCTTGGCCCTGCTCATTTGCAATTAGGCCTTTATCATCACTTACAATTTTGATTTTTAAATCATTAGAATCACCTATTGATACACCACTGTCGGCAAATTCAACAAGACTAGAAAAATTAGCACTTGCAGTCTGCACATAGTTAGAAGCCGCAACGCCTCCTAATTTATCTGAATTAGAAGCAGTACCATAAAATCTATGACTACTTGTAGTTGCTCCGCCACTTGCATTCTGTGTATTCTTTAGTGTAATACCTTGTCGTACAACATCAAAACCTGGATATGCAGAAGCATCTGTTGTGCCAATAGTAAACTGAACTGAACTAATTATATGTACTACTTCATCAGCAATTACTGATACAATTACAGCTCTATTAGTATCTGTATCATCTCTAATAACTCTACTTTGGAACTGTGTAACGGAATCCCCAACACCTTGTGGACCAACTAAGACAAATGTTGAACCATTGTAAGCGTATAACTGTTCATTGGTAGTATCCCACCAAAAATCTCCAGTGGACAAACCGGCTGGGGTTGTGCCGGATACTTCTGCTCCACCTGTAGTTCTCCATTTAGTTCCGTCATAAAATTTTAATTTACTATTACCGCTGTCAAACCAAACTTGACCGCTAAGTGCTTTAGGTGGCTGATTTGCACCTGAAAAATTCTCTAATAAGAATATAAAATTCTCGTTTTGTATTTCACCATAGCCAGCGTAGTTTTTACCTACTAACTTTAAATCCGTAGTTTGATCAATAGTGCCATCTTCTACTACTGCTAACTGGGTGGTATTATATCTATTAATTGTATACGCCATTTTTTACCCCTGTTTATAAGTATATTTATCGCAAACTAATTAAATTGACGATCTACTAATAAACGTCCAATTGCCTCCTTGTTGCTGATATGTATATAAAAATCTTGTTGCTGTCAAATTAGCAACACCACTTGCTGTATTACTTGCTTGTATGTCTTGTATAACACTTTCTGTTCCTGTACCAGCCGCATCACGCACAGATATAACTGATTTTTCTAAAACTCCAGTTGAATCTGGTGACTGACTGACAGTAATATTGATACCGCTAACTACTGTATTACTGTAGGAAACAGTTATAATCTTTGCATATGTGTTGACTTGCACTTGTCCTGCTGGTTTTAATGCTTGAATCAACGCTCCAAGACTATTTGTAGGTCCATTACTTGTGTTAATATCGTTAGGATCTGTTAGACCCGTAATGTCTAATGATAACAGAATGTCTTGTGATGTAAGCTGTGTATCAACATAATTTTTAGTTGCGGCATCTTGTGCTGATCCAGGATCAGCAACTCCAGTAATCTTTTGACTATCAATTGTAATATCGCCGCCTGCTGTAATAGATAACCCAGTTCCGTTAATTCTACTTATAGTGCTTGAATCTATGCTTATATTATCAACTGTTAATTCTGTTAGCGTACCAACTCTAGTGACTCCAGTTGCTAATGTAACTGTTGCTCCTAGTTCTGTTTTGCTAAGAACATCTGTGCCGTCAAATTTTAAATTTGCAATTGGATTTTCTGGTGTACTTATTAAATTTAAATCTTGGTTGCTTGTCCAAGACTTTGTTGAGTTACTCCATGTAAAATCTTTAGATCCTTGGGAACTTCTTAGTATTATTCCGCCGTCATCTACTGCGGCATCATTACCTTCTGTACTATCATTTAGCAATCCTAATTCTATATTTTTATCTTCAACTGTTAATGTAGATGCGTTTATAAATGTGCTATCACCTTTAACAAGTAAACTACCTTGTACAGTAACATCTCCATTTACATCTAGTGTAGCAGTCGGTTGTGCTTTAAAAATACCTACTCTTGATACATCCGCATCAATGTATACAGCATTTAAAAAGCTACTACCAGTCCTAACTCTCAATGCTAAATCAGCATTACTCTGTTGTGTTTCTAAAGTAGTAGTGCTTCCTGCAATTTTTAAAATACCAAATTCAGTATCACCAACACCCACACTTAAACCTGCACTGTTTTTAATTCTTAAACTGCCAGTTGTAACACCATTTGCATCTGTGGGTAAAAAGTTAGCCGCTGATTTTGTAGCACCTGTATCATCAAGTAAACCTTTAGCAGATGTTGCAACACCTCTCCACCAAAATCCTGAAGTACTTGTTTCTTGATCTAAGTTTGCAATGTTAAAGCCTTTGTAAAGCCTTTGTCTTTTTGGTGTAAATGTATCATTAGGATCTGCACTGAAACCTGGTATACTAAATGCTGTTGGAATAATAAATGTTTCTGGTGAAAAGACACCAAACAATGTTCCACCTATAAATAATTTTAAAATTGTACGTTGAACATCAGTTGTATCTAATTGAGAAGCAGTTTCAAATCCTGTCTTTCCTTGCCCTGCATCATAAGTAGGTCCAACTAAAACTAAATCAGTGCCGTCAAACAAATAAAGTTTATTTGCTAGACTATCAATCCAAATATCACCTGCTGTCAAATTACTTGGTTGCGAACTACTTACAAAAGATCCTGATGATGATCTAAAAATTGTACCGTCATACACTTTAAGTTTTTGATCTTGTTTATCATACCATAATTGTCCAACCATTGGATTTGTAGGTTGAGAAGTACTAGCAAAATTTTCTAAAAGTTTTACGAGATTTTCGTTAAAGTATTCTCCAAATCCTTTGTAATTTTTGCCAATAAGAGTTATATCAGTAGTAGTGGTATCTATAATACCATCTGTTAAGTCTACTAACAGTTCGCCATCAGTTCTATTAATTCTATAACTCATCTACACTCCCGCATATATTATAAAGTTAAGAGCCATGTATGGATTCATTACATTCATTGCTTGTCCTAATGCTTGTTGTGTTTCTATTCCACCACTATTAGGTAATGCTTGTCCTGCTCCTACACCAGTTGGTGCATCAAATATAATTGCTTCATTATCATTAGGTGTACCAGATACATCTCTTGTAATATAATATTGATCGCCACTATCACCTCTAAGATCATGTTTGTGTTCTGGTAAATTATTTACTTGGATATTAACATCTTCACTACCACCTTTAGCACCTAACACGTCTGCGGCCAAGTCAGTTACATTATCTGCTCCTGTACCGCCCATGTCATCTTTGCCAAGAGGAAATCTGCCTCTTAAATCTGGTACGCAGAAATATCCTGCTGTAGGATTAGCATTATAGGTATATCCAATAACATCAAATAACCGTGTGTATGTAGCAATAGCAAGTTCTTGTCCATAACATAATACCCACCCTAAAGGTGCGGCTGTACCTGCATAAGGTGTAACAACTCCTACTGGTGTTACAGGTACCGCGGCTAATAAGTTTTGTCTGTTTATTTTTTTAAGTCCAGTGTCACCGGTTATTCTATTAATTAGAAATTCATCATCACCTTGTGATTCTTGTACATTAGGTTTGCTAGTTACAAAAGCATTACTTATACTTGTAGTAAATGTTTTCAAACTGCCGCCGGTTTGACCGTCAAATACTAAATCTGCCGCACTGACATCTCCGGTAATTCTAAAAGTTGAAGAACTAGTTAATTTATCTGCTGACCCTGCTCTACCACTTACAGTACCACTTACATTTCCTGTTAAGTTTCCTACAAAAGTAGTAGCATACATATTTGCGTATTTTAAAGTTGAAGATCCTATATCTCTTAGGTTATTTTGTTCAGGAACAATATTTCTTGTTTGCACTGTTCCTAGTACATCTAAGTCTTGTCCAATGTTTAGATTTTTGCTTACACCTAAACCACCTGCTGTTGTAATTGCTCCTGTTCCAAAATTTGTGCTTTGAGTTGTATCTGTATTCTTAATCAATCCACTTGCTTTTATATTTCCTGTGACATCTAATGCTTCTTCAGGAGCAACATTATTGATTCCTATTTTTAAATTGCTGTCAACTCTTAATGCTGTTTTTAATATGCCGTCATTTTTAACTTTTACATCAATACTTGAACCTGCAATATTATGTTGAATTATTCCTGCATTTCCTTCAACACCTATGTTTAATTCACTGTTTATTCCGTAATTTATTCCACTATTGTTTTGCACATTAATAGGAAATGATGTTGTACTTGCAACGTCACCTCTTAAAAAATTTCCTGCCGCAACAGTTGTATTTTGTACTATAAGACTTTCAGCTTTTTCTGCTGTACCGATATACTTAGGTACACCGTCTCCTGTTAAGTTAAATGTAGAAAGATTCAAACCAGGTACAATAGTTGAAAAACCTTGGATTGTAATCTTTGGTGTAAAACTATCATTTGCTATAATAGCAACTGGCTGTGCCGCAACTTCTATTTTTAAAATATTATATGTTAAATCATCTGTACCTACTACAGTGCTAGGTGTTGCACCAGTTACTAATCCATCACTAAAGTTTGGTCCAACCAATACCCAACCACTTCCCGTATACAAATATAGTTGTTGGTTATCTGTATCTACCCATAAGTCGCCAAGTAAACTTT